TCCTTTTGAAGCATAAAAATCTTTTGCTCTTCTTATAAAATTTCCAGCATCAATTTCATCATCAAAAGAAACATTCTCCAATCCTGGAGTAAAAGTTGATTTTAATTTTTTATAAAATTCTTTTAAGAATAAAGAACTCAGATTCTGGACAGATGTGTTGGAATTGTGTTCTGAAGAAGATGATGTTTCAAATATCAATTCTTCACGATTAGTGTCTTGGTGATAATTAGTGATTCCACTAAATCCACGAACACACCCAATAAAACTATTTGTAGTTATTCCTGTATATGTAATTATTTCATCATTAATTTTAAGTAAACCATATTGATTTGGAAATCCTTTTGTACTGGATACATTGATAGTAGTATCCACATTCGATATGGAACTACTTAAAGTAGTATTATCAACAATAACTTCTGGTGTTAAGTTATCTAATCTTAAATATTGATCTAAATTATCTCCAATATCGACCGGACCACCTTGATATTCCTGGGAAATATAATATTGTTTTAAAAAATCTACTACCTTTGGACTTTCATCCAAAATAAATTCTGGCAGTTGATTGGAAACTATATCCTGAATCTTAACTCTAGATTCGATTCCAGTCTGTATCATACTACTTTCTTATAAAATTTCCGTTTGAATAACTTGAAGTATAGAAACTATTAACAAATCTGGTTCCAGATATTTCGTCACCAGAAGCAATTACATCTCTTACCATATTTATTGTACTTTTAGAAATGTCCAATGTGACATACAAGTCTCGTAATCCAATAACATCATTTGATTCTGGATATGCTTGAATTTCCACAACTTTATTAGGAGATGTGGTTTCTGTAATATTTAATGTATAAAGATTAATCTCTCCCTTTTCATAGTCAATCACTCCTGCATCTTTGACAACTGTAGAATTATTTCCATTTTCATCAATTTTAAACAATGAAATAATACCGGTTTTTGCACTAATAACCTTTGGTCTATTCAGAAAAAGATTTGCTGCATCTGATACATTGGATATTTGATTTTGTTGTTCTCCGAAAGAAATTATTGGAGTATCTGTAATATACACTGTAGAAGATTCTCCGGAAATTTTAAAACCAGTAGATTTGATATTAAAACCTTCTGGCTTTACATGAAATCTGTTACCAAAGCACAACTCATATTGTGCAAATGTATTTAATACAACCTTCAAATTTCTGCGGATAATAATCTTAGTAATATTAGATGTAATCGCAGTGTCGGTATTATCAATAACTTGTTGTATTTTGCTATACCTAATCCTTCCACCAAATTTATTCAAATCCAAAGATTCTGAATATTTTTGGAGAGAATTTGTTACAGACGATTTTAATTCATTTATACTTGAAGTTTGTGAATAGTTGTAATAAACAGAACTATCAAGTTCGACATAAAGTATCTTAAGATCGACTATTTTCTGATTTATTCCAGATACTGAAAATTGTTTTAGCTTTGATAGTATTTGTGATTTGTTAAAATCTGAAACAAAAGATCCATTTTTTGGTTTAATACTAATTTGAACAGTACCAAACTGTGGGGGATCCATTTCTTCTCCACCAACAATTGAAACAGACTCTGTATCTGGGTATATTCTTTTTATAATTGCCTCATAATCTCTTGATGTAACTGCCCTGTATTGGGACGAATACAATCTTGGAGCATAATATTTGATTGAATCTATAGGTTCAATATCTCCACCATTAATTGATGATTGATTTGTAGTAATAGTAACTATTCCTGGATCAATAACTTGTCCAATTGCAGATTCTAATGAACCTGAGAATGAAAAATTAGAAGCTCCATTACCATCTCTTCCATCAGTAATAATATAGTTTGCTGTAATATATGTTCCGTCTCCATTTTCCCCCAATTTTTTACCAATAATTCCATCACCAAATCTCAATTCATATTTTTCATCCTGAACTTCATTGAGGAAAAAGATTCTCGAATTCTTATCAACGTCAAAAATATTTTCAGAAAGAAAATATTCAATTCCTATAGTACTTTCAGTCCCAATATAAACTCTGAGAGTTGATGTATCAATAAAAGAATTATTTAAAACAAATCTCTGGTCTAAAGATCCATCATATAAAAATGTTTTAGTTAAAAATATTCCTTGATAAACATCAATATTGTTAAATGATGCTGTTCCATTTACAACATTTGCTGTTATATCTTCTGGTATTGCAAATGTATATGTTGTATCATTTGTACCCCCTACACACACTATACCTGCCTTGAGAGTAAGTGTAGGAGTATCTACTGCAGTTGATACATTAAATGATATCTGAGCAACTGATGCGGTTCTAGAACGAGGTACATACCCAATATTTCCAGCAAGAGAAACAACATTTTCTCTCAAAGTTGCAGAATCCAAAAAGGATTCATTCACAATCATATTAGAGTTGAATGCTGTAATATAAGTATTATATGCTAGAGTATCAATTAAAACAGAAAAATTTGACCCCTCAAAGTCAAAATCCGTGAATGTAGAGTTTGCACGGAGATAGTCTTTGATAGAAGTTTTTATCTGATCAAAATCTAAATTTGTATATTTTGTAAAAGGCATTTTATCTCGTTGCCTCTAAGAGGAATGAATATTCTTGTGTTGGAAACTCTTGACCTACAATGTCGAATATAACAGTTACATTAAAAGAATTTTCGTCAAATATTGGATCAACTTGAACAATTATATTTTCGACTCTTTCTTCAAAGTTTTCAACTGCAATTTGTATTTGATCTTGAATTACAGATGCTGTACCAAAATCGACAAATTCAAATAAACTTCTTCTTACATCAGATCCCAACAAAGAATTAAAAAATCTCTCTGTCGGGATAGTTTCTACAATGTTTCGCACTGCACGTCGAATTGCATTTTCATTTTTTAATATAGGTAGATCTTTTGTTATAGGATGAGGCTCAAAAGACAAACTAATGTCCTTAAATGCTCTTGATATCCTTTGAACTGCCATTGGAAAAGAGTTTTCTTAATTTTATTTATACCTTATTCCTGCAGATTCTTTTGCCCTTTCCTCAAATCATCGTGCATAATTTCTTGAATTACTCTTTCTTCTGCATTATCATTTGATTTATGAGGTAATGACCAATAATCTGATGCTAAACTTGTTGTTCCCCACACTTCTCTCATGATGTTTGTGTTTCTATCGACGGGTGAGTTGCCCATTTTGACTCCTGATTAGTGAAATCAGAACTTTTTGAGGGGTTTCTATCCCTTTTTTTTATTTATTTTACCCAAAATCCTTTACGTAAATAGTCATTATCAGTAACAAAATGGTAGTGATCTAAATTTTCTGGTTTTTCATTTTCCCAAACTGGTATTGCTTCTGTATTATTATACTTAAAGTCTGGATTTTGTCGAAAATGTACTTCGATTAAGTTATTTCCTATAAATTCGCAGTTTATCCACTCATAATCACCTACTAAATCATTTAAAATTGTGGGAAAATTATGCTTATGGTCAATTTTTTTCCATCTTTTCCATTTATATAATGGTTCATATGAATCACGAGTACCTAGTACGGTTAATTCCGGAGTTTTATTGTGAAAATCAACACTCATATGTTCTCCTTCAAAAACTTCACACCAAAATTCGGCAGGATGATATGCATCAGTGCTCTTATAGATGTATTCAATACGAGAAAAACGTCCCATACCAAGTAGATTCATACAAGGACGTACAATATAAAAGTCGGACTTAGGAACATCAGTCCCGATAGGACCACATGTATAACCTAACTTCCGACTTAAAATTAACTTATTATAAACCCAAAGGTCATCAGTATGAATTTGATCCCATTCCTGATTTCCTTCTAAGTACATTACCGTCCTTGACCTCTGTACATCTTACGTTTCCCATTACGAGACGTAGCTGCATACTTCGTGTGCTTACCACTTCCTTGACGAGTTTTTTTGGGTTTCCCAGGCATAAACCCGTCTTTGACCAATCCAACCTTTGAACGTACTGCCATAATAACTCCTTAAATCTTAATAATCTTAGTTTCTAAATCTTGTGGTCTTGGAGAACCTTTCTGATAATACTCTATCGAAAGGTCCTCCATTATATCAAAGTATTCCTCCTCGGTCAATTCCTTATAAAGAACTTTTCCTTTATGGAGAATTGTATACTTTGTCTGTATCATCAGATCACCCGAGTCTTTTCGTGTCCAACGCGAATGCGAGGATCACACCAAATCTCAAATCCTGCTTCCTTTGCATCCAGACAGAAACTTACATCCTCTCCACACATGTCCTGAACCTCTCCAGACTCAAAGACTTGCATCTTTGGTGCAAACCATGGATAC